CGCAAGCGACGACTTCCTTCCTCTGGAGGCCGCGTGATCATGCTAACTGGTTTTATGTGCCTGGGCGCAATTTCGCGGTTGGACCGAGTTCATTCGTAACTGGGTCTGCGCGGATTTCAAAGCGAGAGGGCGGTCGAGCAGCCGGCCATTAATAGAGATATGCGAACTCAGCACTCGCCCTTAGCTGATAGTGGCGCCTCCATTGCGGCTGCTCCTCAACCCGCGAGAACTTCTCAAAAAGCACTTGGTCACCGCACTCAGGCATATTATCGCCGACGTAGAAATTGCCATCTTTCAAAAGATCGAAGTCAAAATTCGGGGGGAAAACTGTTCCACTGAAATCAGAGTTGCTTATCGTCCCCCCGATTATTCTAGGCGCAGTTGCCTGACTAAAATCGCAGAGATTGATTTCTGACTGGAAAAACTTCCAACCACCATTCATCAACCTACAGTAACTGATTTTCATTTGATTGAGCCAGCCCTCTCCATCCAAGTTTGAATAGGCTTTTTGCGTCATGACGCCACCAAAATATTCGCTTCGACCCGCACCCCGAATGCCGAACCATTCGAAATTTGTATCGTCGGTTCTGAATTCTGCCGAAGCCGAGGCTCTTAGTCCTGATTTCGCACCTCGAGCCAAAACTTGACGCGCGGATAAAACCGGGCTCTTCAACTTTTCATTCTGATGAGAGCGTTCCACAAAATCCAAGAGCAAATTCATGGCAGGAACAGAGAACTTGTTTCTCGCAGTCACGAGTATTTCAAGCGTGACGACACCTCCGAGAATTTGCGGCTCCTTATCTTTGTCGCCAAGAAGTTTTGCGCCTTCTTGGAGCAGTCGCGCGATGTTTGCTTCGTCGCTAGCATCATTAGCGCGTGTCTGCTGCTCAACCTGCATTGTCTGGAGTTCAAGTTGCCGCGTCTGCAATTCGAATTGCCTCGTCTGTAGGTCAATCTGGGAAGCTTGATGATCAAGTTGCTTGCCTTGTAAGACGAGTTGCGTCGCCTGATGCTCGAGTTGACGAGTATTCAGCACTCCGCGCCATGCAACGGTAAAAAATGTAACTATAGCAAGTAATGCTGCTCCAAATGGAGTGAAACCCTGAGCTCGCTGGACCATGCTAATGGCATCGCTGGCGGAAAAAACCCAAGTTGCTACTGTTACACCGATAATTGTCGAGATGATCATGCTAGCTATTGCGAGCGCGAACCAGGTCTCGGCACTTACCTTAGGTCCGCCACTATCTTTCGAGTACTGAGCCTCGACTCCTTCGTTTTTAGACATGCACTGATGAGCCCGTTTGAGTTACCTAAAGTACAACGAGGTTCAGAGCGAAAGACAAGTCGTTCTCGCGGGTATCCACGGTTAGTTGCCAACAGTTGGAGCGCTTGTCGAGAGGGAGGAGCGCGATCCGGTCAGGCGGGAGCTGGCGGTGTTTGTGAGGGCGGCTTAGGGGCGCTTTGACTGGGATGAGTGATCCTTTTGATGATCACTCATCCCATCCCTTGTCGTCATCTACATCTTCAACAGACTCTGGTATGGGTGGTCGGTTAGTCTCGCGTCCCTGAAAGGTTTCAGGCGGATAATGTTTGACCAGTTCGTCGTAGACCTCCCCCTTTTTGGCATATTTCAAGAGACGAAATCGTATTATTAAGCGTCTGAAATCTTTAGCAAAATCATTCAAAGCGTTGCAGCCTGCAATAGCAACTTCAAAACTTGTCATTTGCCCGCGCACGAGGTTCCCAAATTCGATTTTTTCCTTGTCGGTCAGACGATCGTCGCGTTCGACACGGTCAAGAGTTTCGTAAACTAAGCGGAAATACGCGCCCAACGTGCTTTCATAACGGACGTGAACGCTTTCGGCATACAATTTAGCAAGTTGGTCGACTGTAATTGATTGCTCCGAACGTCGTGCTCTGATGACGGCATAACGCATCTCCCGATAGGCGGCTCTAAAGGCAAAATGTTCTTTCTTTATCCCCGGATTAGCCTGGGGATGGGCCAAAAGATATTCCTTGGAATTCGCAAACCTGACGTCTTCCCGGTTCTCGCGTATCACTCCCAAAAGCTGGAAAAAGTTTGCCTCAAAACGCAGTCTGTGTTGGTCTTCCTGCTGAATCCTCAGTGCGCGCGCTTGTAGCAAAAGCGTCCCAACAACGGCGGTTGCGCCCAAGGCTCCAAACAACGCGTTGTACGCTCCGAATGAATCTCCCCAAGGTCCGGCCTGCGCCGGTATGTATATCGAATCAAGAGCCCAGTGGGCGATCTGAACCGAGTTGAAAGCCCAGTAAATCCATGCGCCTACGACAACTGTGGCCGTGAGCGAGATAGTGAGGATGATTTGGCGCATCGCGGTCCCTTAAAGTGTGGCCTTGCTGTTGGGGGCTAAATGATGGGGTGGGTCTGGGGCATCAAGTTACGGTCTGAATCGGCGCATGACGGGAACCAAAGACGACGTCGGGAGTTAGGTGGCCAGAGAGCTTGCGCACTGACCACGGATGTACTGGCAGAGGCGATAGCTACAGGAAGGCTGGGGCAGAGATGCACCGGTCTTTTTTGTTACGCGCTCTATTTCTCTAAATATCTTCGGTAATGTCGAGTTCCAGCTCGTCTGGAACAACATCGACAGGCGAATTCACCAAGTCCAGCAACTCATCCGGCAGTGAAGGTTGTTTCTTATCAGGGGCCTCTGCAATCAGCTTATCCACCCAATCCTGATTGTATGTGTAGTCTTTGTGAGCAATGTGGTAGATGCAATATGTCTTGTCTGTACGGTCTGGCTTCCTCGCCCCGTTGTTGGGTCTGACTTTGTACTTTTTCCAAGCTCTTGTGTGGTTGGTCATCGTGAAGACTTTGTTCGCCTTGACAACCTCTTTGACAACGTCGCTCGGTTTGTGGGGGTACATTTCGTCTGCAACGCGATACTTTTGAAGTACATTATGGATGTCTTTGCCCTCTTGAGATTCGGGGCTGACGAACTGGATGTGCGCCTTACTTTTCGAAGCGCTGTCGAGTGTATATACAACCTTGAACTGGTATTCGATATCGTTCAGTTCGTCTTCTGTTTTGCCCGCAATCAAGCTGGCGTCTAGTGCTGCGATGTTCGGAGGAATGTCGTAGGTATGAACCTGAGAGGCCTGGCCAATAGACATCTTTCCAAACTGGAGCGCCACGGACAAATCATTCTGGAGGCTCACCTTTTCTCCATGCCAAGCGACAATCGTCTTATCGAAATTCAGACAGCACGCCTGAAATATCGCGAGCCAGTTTCCATCGCTTCTGCCGAATAGACGATGTTCGACCTCATCTCTTATCGCCTTTATCGCTTTGAGATTCTGCCTTATCCCGCTCGATAAAGGGCAGTCACCCTTCTCGATCATATAGCTCAGCGCCCAAGTCGTGCCGTCCGAATTTGTCGGACTGATGCCCCTTCGCTCATAGTAGTCGTGCATCAAATAGCACCAAGCGACATTCGACAGCATGGAGAATACTTCGGTTTTGAAGCGGTAGGATGCGTTATTAAATACTGATACCGCAAGGATCATTGCTTCTCGAGACCTGATCAGCTTCTCGTCGGTGTATGGATTGAGGCCTGTCACGGGATCGAAGCTGCGCTTCATGTGCTTGTATTTCGCAACCTCGTCGGCCGACGCAGGCTGTATATCATCGTTCCTGACCGTGCTAATGCGTCCGACGTTCACGGTCGGGCGGCGCCCGTAATTGACCAGGATATGAATATCTTGGTTTCTCTCCCCGGCGTTTAGCATAGCTTTGACGAGGCGCTTTTCTTCGGCTGTCAGCGCTGCACCAGTTGGACTTTTAGCCACAGAAATCCCCCTACTTATTTGCCCTCCAAATACAACCAAATTGTCATCCGTAATTCAACTTCTAATACTGCCCGGATAGCGCATTTTTTATCCGTGCATTAACTGTGCACATACGGGCGGAGACACTCGCACAGCGCTGCCCGGTTGGTGCACGTTTAGTAGGGTATATATTTATATATACCCCTACACGTGCAACCGTGCAGGGCGGTGTGCCGCGCGCACGGTTCTCAAGATGATTTTAACTGGGCAACGTGCGGCGGGCAGAAGGGCGGTCCGGGTGCAACCTGCCTTTTGAATGGAACTCGAATCAGGGTGGTCGCATTTGCGGGTCAGAAGGAGGGCGCCATGCCAGACAACGAAACGCAGCCGTACACCGTCGAGCAACTGCAACAGGAATATTCGGTCAGCCTGCCAAAGGCCGTCGAGGTTATGGATCGGTTCGGCGGAGATCGACGGACGATCAAGAAGCTGATGAAGCGATGTCCGCATCGCGGTGACGAGCACTAAAAAACGACCGGCGTTCAGCCGGTCTTTTCTTTTGCCCAAAAAATATTTCACAAATCGACTACCCGTTTTCGCTCCTCTCTCGGAAAGTATGTGCGTCGCCATCACCACTGGCGCGCCACAGCACAGGAGGCCAGCATGCAGCAAACTACCCGCATCAACGGCAAGCGCGTCGTCATCCGCACAAGCGCGACCGGCAAGGTTAGTCTCAAGGATGCCCCCATCAAGGAAAGCGAAGGGCAGGCGGCCCAGGTTCGCGCCCTGCGGTCTCTGCCGGAGTACGGCCGCCAGTTCCTGCTGGCGGGTGACATGAACTCAGCCAAGCGCGGACCGCGAGCACAGGCCGATGCAATCGCAACAGGCATGACGCCGGGGGAAGCTGACCTACGGATTTACCTCAAGGGCGGCGCTCTGCGGATGATTGAAAACAAGGTCAGCAAGGGTCGGCTGTCGCCGGCTCAGGTTGAGCGGCATGCGTCGCTGGCTCGGCTCGGGCATCCAGTGGAGGTGGTGCGGTTCACATCCACGGCAGAAGCGGCCAGCAAGGTCGTATCGCTGGTGCGCCAATGGCTGGCCGACAACGACAACACCAAGCAATCAGGGGAGGGAGAATGAACCCATTACTGCACAGGGTGGCGCGCGGAAAGCGGGAGCGCCTTGATGAATACTGTATCCGAGTTATCGCGCATCATTGTCAGTCCGACATTCCAGGATCGCGGGAGGATATGATCGGCGAGGTTCTTCAATACCATCGCGACTGCATCACAGACTACGTCGAGCAAAAGGAACGCGAAACGGCAGCAAGTGCCAGTCGTCATTTGGAGGCGAGGCTCGCAGCAGCACTTGCGGATCTCGACAAATACAAGAGCGCATACCTTTCCATGAAAGCTAATGCACCGACGTCGATACCGCTTCGAGAGGCGGAGGAAGGATGCCTCAAGTCGTTCAACTTGGCCCGCGAGAAAGCGGCAATGCTGTTCGAAGGCGAGGGAGGTCAGCCCACCGAATCCAGCGAAGCGATCAGAGCAATTCCGGACCCGAAACCACGATGGAGCAAGCGATGAAAACAGCCAAAGTGAATGTCGTTCTAAGCCCAACCACGGGTCGACCGGTGGGTAGTATCGGACAAATGATCAGGGAAGCAAAGCCGATCGTTGAGGCTCGGAAGAAAGCGGAGGCAAAGGCAATGAAAATTCAGACGAGCCGCATCGGAAAGCGTCAGTCGAAGGGTGAGGGATGGAACGGCGCCGCTAACGACAATGTTTCGATGCCAGCAATCCGCTGGCTGCTTACGCAAAAAAAAGACGAGATGCTGAAACCGCTGCTAGCCTACATCCGGCTGGACCGGGAGGCCAACAGCGGCGCCGAGTTGATTGGAAACACGTACACGACCCAAGATCTTCTGCAGGTGGACCAAAACACATGGATAGATCCCAAGACGGGCGAGCTGAAATACAAGGGTGAGCGCAGGCTTACAGGGATCGATTTTACCGGACGCGAGCATGCCGGAAAATCGAAAGCAGACCCGATGCAGATCAAGAAGGCGCCGGCCTCGGTCCCGAAGCCGTTCATGGGCGACAAGCCCGTGCTTGAGAGAATGGATGCGAAGCCGAAGCTAGAACGGCTGAGGACGGCGCTAGGACCGCTGTTAGAACCCTTCGAGGAGTTGGCTCTCTACGGCAAGAAACTAGAAGCCGTCGGTTGGACTGCTGGGGCCTCTAACGAGCGGGCGGCGATGTCGGTGGGCGGATCGATCTTGTTGATGGGGCTTTCGTGTGTGGCGGGAGAGTTGATGGCCATGAAGAGGCAAGAATGGATCGCCGCTTAGCCGTACAGCAAAATTCAGCGCGAACCGGTATATATGTAGGGTACTTCAAAAGGCCGTTGTAGCGGCCTTATTCCTTTGGTCGCCCCAGCCTCAGGTTATCCAGGCGAAGGACGTGCGACCGACCCGGCTCAGGCCGGGTAACTATCACGTGGAGTAGAGCAGCCCGGTAGCTCGCCAGCCTCATAAGCTGGAGGCCGTGAGTTCAAATCTCACCTCCGCAACCAATCCCATGCGCGTTCTCCTCCGCTTGCATGGTGATCGTGCGGCCCGTTCCCTTGGTTGGTTGAGCGGGCCGCTTTTGTTTTTCTTGATTGCTTCGGATGCCGATCCGCTGCGGTGCTATGCTGCGATACGACGAGCAGCTTTGTCGGATGCTTTACGATCAGCACCATGTTCCGAGATGATTTTAGCTGCCTCTTCCACGGAAATGCGATGCTTCTTGGCCAATGTCTTGGCGTCATAAGCCTGTTCGGACGCCGAAGCGCCTTGCGGTTGTGCCATGGTTTTTCTCCTTGATATGGCCGACGCTACTTGAGCCGCATATTGCAGGCTGTCGGTCACTGCCCTGTATGTAGGTAGTCGGGCTGCACTGCGCAACCACGATGGCATCCATATCGGGAGACGTGATGCCCAGACCATACGGCCGCTCGGCCGAAGCCGCGCTCTACCGTCGAATGTACAAGACGGCACGATGGCAGCGCTTACGTGAGGCGCAGCTTGCTGCCGAGCCGCTATGCCGGTTCTGCCTGGCTGTCGAGGATGTCACCGAGGCAACTACGTGTGACCACGTCAAGCCGCACAAGGGCGACGAGGCTTTGTTCTACGACCCAAGCAACCTGCAATCACTTTGCGCTCCATGCCACGACAAGCTGAAGGCTCGCATCGAGCGAGGCCAGCAGGCTGTGGTCATCGGCGTTGATGGATATCCGGTGGAGGTTGGTTGATGATACGAGGCACTGGCAAGACCAAAGCCATGGTGATGGCGCTTCCCGAAGAGGGAGCGTGCGTTGTGGTCCATACTGCACCAATGGTTCGATACGTCGAGCGCATGATCTATGACTTGCGCGGCAAGGATATGTTGAGGCGTTGCAAAGTGTGGCGCGTGGAGAGCCAATGCGATGCTGACCGCCTTCAAGGATTGCGCATGCGAACGTTCGTTGATCACGCCTTCTGGGAGTTGACGCGTGACAACCACCTAGCGCGTCGCGTCGAGTTTCTCGTTGATGCGATCAACTATCAGTTTCCCGACATGACGGCGGCTGCCTGACCCACCGGGGGTGCCTCGAAAGTCGAGGATCGACCCGGTCTAGGACCGGTGGGGTAACGCAATTCAAATGCAAACACAGATTTTTGCCTAGCGCGTGCGCAAGCGCGCGTGCGCGAGGGGATTCCGCATGTCTGATAAGAAAAGCCGCGTCGACAGCGTTGATGAGGCCGTGAGGATTGCCTCTGCGGCTTCTGAGGAGATCCAGTTTCCTGAAAACGTGCCGCTCGACGACGGCGACGTCCCATTTTTCAAGAATGTCATTGCCGAATATGCCCGCGCCGATTGGTCGGCGCACCAGCTTGAAATTGCCGCGATGCTTGCCCGCACGATGGCAGACCTAGTGAGGGAGCAAGACCTGCTTCGCACTGAGGGCTCGGTCGCAGTCACTGAAAAAGGGACGCCCGTAGCCAACCCACGGAAATCCGTAGTCCAGATGCACGCTTCTTCCATCCTTTCGTTTCGCCGATCACTGGCGCTGCATGCGCGCGCCGTACAAGGCGAGGCGAGGGACGCGGCCAAGCGGCGAGACCAAGCCAAGGAGATCGAGGCAGGCGCGAGCGTGGATGACGAACTCCTAGCCTAATCGAGGTTGTGAATGCTTTCTGAGGCCGTGGTCGGCGCCATCAAGTGCGGCCCGATCCCGGTTCTGCGCGACTGGCGCGGACTGCCGACGTCGGAGCTAACGCGCGGCGAGAAGATGTGCCGCTTCATCGAAGAATATTTGGTCGTGCCAGAGGGCGCTCTCGTCGGGCAGCCGATAAGGCTGCTGAACTTCCAGGTGGCCTTCATCCTGTCAGTCTATGACAACCCGAACGGCACGTCGCGAGCGTATTTGTCGATCGCACGTAAGAATTCAAAGACGGCTACCATTGCTTGCCTCTTGCTCGGCCACGTGATTGGCCCAGAGGCGTTTCCGAACAGCCGTATCATGTCCGGCGCGCGATCCCGCGACCAGGCTGCTGAAGTCTTTAACTACGCCAGCAAGATGCTGATGATGTCGCCGCGCCTGAAGGGGCTGTATCGCATCGTCCCATCCGGCAAGATGATTGTCGGCTTGCGCAAGAACGTCGTCTACCGCGCCAGTTCGGCGGAAGCCAAGAGCGCGCACGGCGGTTCGCCACTGGTCGCCATCCTCGACGAGGTTGGCCAGATCAAGGGCCCGCACGACGACTTTGTCGAAGCGATCGTCACGTCGCAAGGCGCATACGGCGACAAGGCGATGATCTTCGCTATCTCGACGCAGGCAGCGACTGACGGCGACCTTTTCTCGCGATGGCTGGATGATGCCGAGACATCAAAAGTACCACGAACGGTTTCGCACCTTTACACGGCTCCGGCTGATTGCGACGTCCTCGACGAGGAAGCGTGGCAGGCCGCGAACCCTGCGCTTGGCAAGTTCAAGTCCGTTTCATCGGTTCGCGACGACGCTGAGCGCGCGGCTCGTATGCCGACTGAGGAGGCCAGCTTCCGTTGGCTCCATCTCAACCAAAGGATCGATGCCAATGCACCGTTTGTGTCTCCGGCTATTTGGCGAGCGTGTAACGCTCGAGTTGTGGACTTTGATGGTCTCCCTGTGTTTGGTGGGCTCGATCTTTCTGAGGTGAGCGACTTGACTGCTCTGGTGCTCATGGCGCCGAAAGAGCAGGACGGAAAGACCACCTGGCACGTAAAGCCGACGTTCTGGCTGCCCGGCGACGGGATACGCGCGAAGGCAAAGGCCGACCGCGTGCCGTACGATGTGTGGCATAAGGATGGGCATCTCGAAGCCGCCCCAGGCAGAACCGTCGACTACGAGTTCGTCGCGCATTACCTGCGCGACCGCTTCGAAGAGATGGACATCCGCAAGATTGCGTTCGACCGGTGGAACTTCCGACATCTGAAGCCATGGCTGCAAAAGGCTGGCTTCACCGACGATCAGCTTGAGGGCGATGATGCTGTATTCCAGCCGTTTGGGCAGGGATTCCAGTCGATGTCGCCAGCTCTCCGCGAGCTCGAAAGCATCATCCTCAACGGCAACCTTGCCCACGGCGACCATCCAGTGCTGACGATGTGCATGATGAATGCCACCATCAAAGCGGATCCTGCCGGCAATCGAAAGCTCGTCAAACATAACCGCGAACGCCGCATCGACGGCGCAGTCGCCTTGGCAATGGCAACGGCGATGGCCGGAACCTACGAGGTCGGCGATAGCGGCGACTTGGACGACTTCGTCAACAATATCATCTCTGTCACCTGGTGACGGGCAACCTAGTGGTGAGGCCTGATGGGCTTTTTTGAGAGATGGGTCGGAAGGCCTATCAAGCTCACCGACGGCGAGTTCTGGAGAGGCTTCTTTGGCCTTGGCACCACGTCTGGGGAGACAGTCACGATTGAGAGCGCCCTTTCGCTCGATGCGGTCTGGGCATGCGTCAACCTCGTGCAGAACGCGGCCGGTACCCTTCCTTGCATCGTTTACGGCGAGGACGGCGTGACTGTCGACAAGAACGCTGCGCTTTACGAGCTTCTGCACGACATGCCGAACATGGACGACACTGCGCCAGAGTTCTGGTCGATGGCGGCGATGTGCCTGCTGCTCGACGGCAATTTCTTCGCCGAAAAGAAGATGAACGGCGAGCGCCTCGTTGCACTTAATCCGCTTCACCCTTTGAACGTGGATGTGTGTCGCTCCAAAGATGGGCGGAACACGCGCTACTACGAGGTGACGGAAGAAGGCAAAAAGCGCCGAGTGCCAGAAGGCAAGATGTTTCACGTCCGCGGCGTCCGTTTGCCTGGCTGTGATCGCGGCATGTCGCCGATCGGCGTGGTGCGCAATACGGTCGGGAGTGCATTGGCAGGCGAGAAGGTCGCCGGCCGCATGTTCAAGAACGGCCTGCTTTCTTCGCTCATCGTTAGCTCGGATCAGATCCTGAAGCCTGAGCAGCGCAAGCAGATATCCGACACGCTGACGCAATTCGCCGGTGCCGAGAAGGCTGGTGGGGTGACGGTATTGGAGGCTGGCTTCAAGCCGTATCCGATGTCGATCAACCCAAAGGATGCTCAATTCCTTGAGGCGAGGCAGTACAGCGTCGAGCAGATCTGTCGCATTTTCGGCGTTCCTCCCGTGATGATTGGTCACGCGGCAAATGGCACCACGACTTGGGGCAGCGGCATCGAGCAGCTGATCCTCCAATTCACCAAAACCTGCATGCGGCCGATGCTCAAGCGCATCGAAGCGGCAATTTATCGTGACTTGCTGGACGCAAAGACGAGGAAGACCACGAAAGTGAAGTTCAACATGGAAGAACTCTTGCGCGGCGACAGCACGGCGCGAGCAGAATTCCTGTCGAAGATGGTCACGAACGGCATCTACCTCGTCGATGAGGCTCGCTCTTACGAAGACAAGGCGCCAGTGGACGGCGGCAACAAGGCCATCGTGAACGGCACGATGACGCGCCTCGATACGCTTGGGAAGACCGAAACTCCGGCGCCAACGCCAGCAGCGCGCGCTGCATAAGGGAAAATCATGAAGTTTGAACACCTGATTTCGGCCTTTTTGGCCGAGCCTTGGGCTATTCAGCGCGAAAAACTGGGCGTTTTGGCTGATGTTTTGGTGGCGCGGGCCGAAGGTGAGAAGCTGTTTTCGTCCGAGTTCGCCGCCTCAATCGACGAGGCCCGAGCGAAGGAAATCGCGGAATCGACCGGCAGCGTGGCCATTATCCCGGTTTACGGGGTCTTGGCTGATAAGATGGACCTGTTTTCCGCGATGAGCGGCGGCACTTCCTATGCCGGCATCAAGAAAACGCTGCACATGGCGCTATCTAACGCCGACATCAAGGCTGTCGTGCTCGACATCGACAGCCCCGGCGGCACGGTTCCAGGCACCGACGAACTAGCCACCGAGATCCGCAAGCTACGTGGCGGCGAGAAGCCGATCATTGCTCAGGTCAACAGCCTGGCTGCAAGCGCGGCTTACTGGATCGCGGCGTCGACCGACGAAATTGTCGTCACGCCGTCTGGCCGCGCCGGTTCGATCGGCGTTTATACCGCCCATGATGACCTGTCCGCAGCTCTTGAGCAGCGTGGCATCAAACGCACGTACATTTCAGCCGGCAAGCACAAGGTTGAGGGCAACGAGACCGAGCCGCTCGGCAAGGATACGCTGGCCCATGTGCAGGACGGTGTGAACCGCTCGTACAATCGGTTTGTTGCAGCCGTTGCTGAAGGGCGCGGTGTGACGGTCAGTAAAGTCGAGGACGGCTACGGTCAGGGGCGCGTTTTCTACGCCGAAGCGCTGATGGACCGCGGCATGGTCGACCGCATTGCGACGCTTGACGAGACTTTGGCCCGCTACGGCGCCGACGTTGAGCCTGCGCCGGTAAAGCGCATCAAAGCCGCCAACGCTGCGAAGGCTGAGGCAGCGCAGACGCTGGTCGAGAAGATGTCCGCCGGCGAGCAAATCACAAAACGCGAGTTCGAGAACGGCATCAGGGGACTGATGGGGTTGTCGGGCTCTGAGGCAGAGCGGGCCGCTCGGCTCTACCTCAAAGATGGTCAGGGGGCTCCTGACGTCGAGACGGATGCTGCTGCTTTGGCAGCCATTGAACGGCTCATCGCCGAAGCAAAATCACCACTCATTCGATAAAAGGAGCCACTTATGGCTGATAATCAACTTGCCGATAAGATCGGCGAGCTCGGTACTTCGCTTGCGTCCATCAAGGAGCAGGTTGGCAATCTTGCAATCGACTTTACCACGAAGCTTGCCGCCAACGGCGAAGTTTCGGCGGAGCTGAAGGAAAAGACTGACAAGGCTCTGTCTGAACTTGGCGACGTTACGACCCGCCTCGGCGAGATGGAGAAGCGCGCCGCTCGTGAGCGGGTTGGAGGTGATCCTGACGAAAAATCGCTGGGCGATATCGTCGTCGAAGCCGCAGGCGCGCAGTCGTTCGATTCTTCCTACAGGGGAATGATCAAGGTAAAGGCCGACCGTGCTGCCATCACCTCTGCGAATACTACCGTTGGCGCCGGCCGCTCTCAGGGAACGTCTCTGGTGCCCGGCGCCCGCGTTCCTGGCATCTTCGGCCTGCCTGAGCGCCAGCTGACGATCCGTGACCTTGTCATGCCTGGTCAGACGGCTTCGAGCTCGATCGAGTACGTCAAGGAAACCGGCTTCACAAACAACGCGGCGCCGGTAGCGGAAACGACCGCGAAGCCATATTCGGATCTGACGTTCGACATGACCTCTTCGCCGGTGCGCGTTCTCGCCCACCTCTTCAAGGCCTCCCGTCAGATCCTGGACGACGCGCCCGCGCTTCGCTCTTACATCGACGGCCGCGCTCGCTACGGTCTGCGCTTCGTCGAGGAAAATCAGCTGCTGAATGGCTCTGGCACTGGTCAGAACCTTCACGGTCTTGTCCCGCAGGCGACCGCGTTCAACCCGGCCTTTGCTGCCGCAGACGAAACGGCGATCGACCGTCTCCGTCTGGCGGTGCTGCAGGTGGTTCTCGCTGAGTATCCGGCAACCGCGTTCGTTCTGAACCCGATCGACTGGGCGAAGATTGAGCTGACCAAGGACGCCGGCGGCAACTACATCATCGGCAACCCGCAGGGCTCGCTCACTCCGACGCTCTGGAACCTGCCGGTTGTTTCGACGCAGGCGATGGCCGCAGGCGAGTTCCTCACCGGTGCGTTCAGCTTCGCGGCCCAGATCTTCGACCGCATGGATATTGAGGTCCTGCTTTCCAGCGAGAACGTGGACGATTTTGAGAAGAATCTCTTCACGATCCGCGCCGAAGAGCGGCTGGCGTTCGCAGTCTATCGCCCCGAGTCCTTCGTGACTGGCGATGTCGAAGGCGCCTGATTGATCTGAGGGGAGCTTCGGCTCCCCTTCCTTGAAAGGGAGTGAACATGACCGATTTTCTAGAAGTGAAAGCCAAGCGCACGTTCGCCGTTGGCAAAGAACTGAAGACCAAAAAGAGCGATCCATTCAAGGTCGAGGCGGGCGAGGCGAAGCAGCTCGATGAGCTGGGGCTGGTAGACATCATCGGCGAGGTTAAGGCTGACGCCTCTGTTGAAGATGACGTCGCGGATGAAGCCGCTGACAAGCCGGTGATCTCGTCTGCTCGCTCGACTAAGAAGAAGGACAAACCTGATGCTGACAACGAAGGCTCGTAAGCAAAGGGTCGCGTCCTATATCGGCGCCGGTATCATCAACGGTATCGGCTCACCGGTGAATTCTGTTGCACCAGCCATCACGGGCACTCCGCAGGTAGGCCAGACGCTTACGGCAACAACCGGCACGTGGTCCGGCTCGCCAACCTATGCGCGGCAGTGGTTTGCTGCTGGCGTCGCGATTTCTGGCGCTACTGCGGCCACCTATGTCCCTGTCGCAGGCGATGTTGGCAAGGCCATCACGGTTCGCGTAACCGCCACGAATGACAAGGGCAGCGTGCCTGTCACAAGCGCGCCGACTGCCGCAGTAGTGGCGGCCTGATATGGCCATCGTCGATCTCGAAACCGTCAAAAAGCATCTCCGTGTCTTTCATGAAGATGAAGATGTGGAGATCGGCCTCTATCGCGACGCCGCTGAGAGCATTGTTACGCAGCATCTTGATCGCGAAGTCGTAGCCGCAGGCGAAACGCCCACGGCTGCCGACGGCATCGCTGCAACGCCCGCAATCGTGTCGGCGATCCTTCTCGTGACCGGCGATCTCTACGAGGTGCGCGAGCCTGACCCGAAGGCAACGGGCGACGCGGTTCTTCCGCGAGCGGTACGGATGCTTCTGGCTCCGTGGCGTGTCTGGCGAACAGTGGCGGACGACTATGTGGCTCCGATTCCATGAACCGTTCGACTGGCGCCAGCCAGGCTTCACCATCGCCTATAAGGCTGGCCTCTACAACGTCAC